GGGTCTAAACCCAGTCCTTTAATGTGCAGAATGTTTTCACTTGTGATGATGCGCTCATATCCCGTTGGGGTGTCTTGGGTCTTATAGACCAACGCCCCGGTGCGCATATCTCGCTCTGGCTGTGTGCGCCACGGGGAACGAATCCACAATTCTTTGGCACGTCCACTTGCATCACGGACAATTTCAGCGTAGGCATTGCCTGTTAATGCTCGGTGCATTTCCAACACACTCCAGAAGTCTACGGCTGTGTATTCGGGGTTGGGTGCATCGTGCAGTAATGAAAATAAAGTATGGTCTGGGCTCAACACTGACCCGCCGTCTACGCGCTCATACACATTGCATGGCAGCATACCAACAGACGAAGACAAGATGCGTAAGCAGCCAGTGACCGCCGCAATCTGCATGGCTGACATATCAGTGACACTTACACCAGCCTCAGATGGACCAGACAATATGCCCGGCAGGTATTCGGACAATCCACCCGTGGTGAAGCTGCCGACAAAATCTCTAAACTCTTGTTTCCAACTCATTGTTTGCTCCGGGGCGTCAGTGAAGACACGGCTGCATACATCATTCCCGCACCAGCCGTCAGTACGCCCAACGGGTGATACATGAGGCTCATGCCCGCGACCACTAGTAAATAACCTGTAATTAGTAAAGACAAAGACACACGATTCATAAAGGGTTCTACTTTCAAATACTGCCGTTGGACTGATGTTATTGCTGCTTCACCACTTGGTGGTTCTCACAGAGGAAAACCAGAGCCTCACCGACCATCTGACCAATACACAAAGCGGTGCACTTACTACAGTTGCCGATGATACTGATTGACCCACCACCACCACTTGACCGTGGAGTGCCCGCCAGTTTCATCACGGAGCCGATTGCCATAAGCAAAGCAACTGCTGGGTCAATCTTGTTTTGTGGCGCATCTTTAGTGGGGAACAACATGCTGTTGCGGTCACGGTGACATACCACATTGCTGATAGCCCAGGCTAAAATCGGGTCATTGTAGTGAAAGCGTTTGTCTAGCACCGCCGCTTCCAGTTCATCCATGGGCGGGGTGAAGAACACAGCACGCTGGGCAAACTCCGCCATGGGTAATTTCTCTTCCAGCAAGTGGTTAACAATTTCCACAGCTTGGTACTGGTCATGTGGGATTTGCAGTACTTTGTTTTTCTTGCACTCAGCACGGAGCCAATCTTCTACAGCGTCATAATCGTTAGTTTCGCCGGGGCACTCATTTACCAGACCTTGTGCGTGCCAGCCTTTATAGTGCGCATTCTCTTTTTTGTTAATCTGGGCTTCGGGTAACCAGTAGGAGCCGAAAACGTAGTAATGGCGTTTGTTGTCTATGGTCTTGTAAAACACTTTCATGCCAGCGAGGATGTCTAATTTACTTGCGAGGTCAAGCCCGATAACGCAGTCATCAGCGGTGTGGTCTTCCTCTTTCAGCATGGCGTCACTACATGCCAGCAACTTGGTCATATCCATCCATGTGTGGTCTGACTTCACCCAGATGTTGCAATGTTTGGTGTTGAAGGATGGGCGCTGGCTGGGAATCTGTAATGCTGAGGCAGCTTTCTCTTGAATTGTTTTTGGGTCAACGCTGACGCCCCAATTTGGATTTGCTTTCAACCATGCTACTGGGGTCATGGGGTCATCTTTTTCATCGGGGCAATAGATGACACCAAATAATGTTTCGTTGTGGAGCACACCAGATAAAACCTTTTGCACTTCTAAATCAACTTCATAACACACACTGCTGAGGTCACTGCCACGGGTGGTGATGATGAGCAACTGAGCACCCTGACGTTTGCCAGTAGCAGTGTCTAGTGAGTCATAAAAGTTTCTGTCAGGATGGGCATGGAGTTCGTCCACGATAACTAGATATGGGTTTTTACCTTCACTGGTGCGGTCATCAGCAGCAAGGGGCTTGAATACGCTGTTGGATTTAACTTGGAACAGGGAATGCTTTTCAATTTCAATTCCCGCCTTCGATACAAACGACTGCATGTTAGTCAGCATCTGACGAGCTGCACCCCAGACAATTTTGGCTTGGTCCTTGCTGACTGCGGCTGAGTAAACTTGGGAACCGGGTTCTTTATTTGCAAATGCCCGATAAATTCCGAGCGGTGCTGCCATGGTGGATTTGCCGTTACCTTTTCCAACGGTGAGATAACCACGCCTGAACCTGTTCCCACCTTCTGCATCCATCCATGACGTGAATGTCATCAGGAAAAATACTTGCCACGGCTCCAGCACAATGCGCTTGCCAGCAAATTTCCTGCCTTCAACGTGGGGGCACAGTTCTATAAACTTACAAACCTTCGTGCCCATCGCTGGGTCATAGTGATAGGGGAAATCAGTACGGCTGAGGTCATCCAGTTGGCGTTGGCACGCCAGCTTCACCCATTTGCACGCGGGTAAGGTGCCACTGACTACATCTGAAATATATTGTTGGCTGATTGCTTCAAAATCTCTACTGCGTGGCGCTGGCATCTACACTCGTAAATTCTGCAAACGGGTCAACAGCATCAGCAGCATGGTCTTGTGGAGTAACGTGGATTTTGGAGCGGTCAGCGGGTGTCATACCAAGCTGGCTGAGGCAGCGGGTCAGCGTACTAAGCTCTGACGCCATGATGGTGCCGTTGCGGAGTTTGCACACCATGCGCACCGCAATTTCAATAATCATGCGGTCACTTTTGGTTGCCACGCATGGGGGAATCTGGTCAACCAATTCAGCCCAAATCTTTTTTTGGTCAGCGTCCAAGTGGCGTGGGACATTTCCTAAAGTTGGGTCAGCCTGCGGCTCACGGTCACGAGCCTTGAGGCGTTCAGGATGCTTCGATGAGCTGCCACTGAGCTTTAGTACCGCTGTCGGTTTTCGTGGTGTGGGCATTTTCTAAACTTTCTGATGCGGGCGCGCTTCAAAAGAGCCTATCGGCGCTCCACAGAAATACAGTGGTTGGCAATCAAGCACCCCATACCCGTCCTCACTTGATTAATACTGTGGATGCCGCTAATTGTTGTGCTGCTTTGATGAGCCGAGCACACGCTGTTGCGTAATAGCCCCTGTGTATCTCCATACCAATGGCTGTACGCCCCAGCATGAGTGCAGCCACTAGTGTTGTACCTGTGCCGCTGTATGGGTCAACGATGATGCCGCTAGTCAGTGCCACTAAGTGCATCATCTCTTCCAGCGGTCTCACTGCTGGGTGAATAGGTGTGCTGTATGGTGCTAGTGCTGGCACACTGTGTGTCTCACCGTTCCAAATATATCCATGCGCTGGATTGGTCAACGCTAATACAGGCTGAGCAGTGTTAAGACGTTCGTGGATAGCAATGATGCTGCTGCCATCACGCACCGTGTATGGTGGGTCACAGATGACTGTGTAGTCTGCTGGTAATGTGTGCATGATGGTAGTGCAGTCACCACACCACAGCGTCACTGCGCCGATGGAAAAAGCGCTTTTCCCAAACGCAACGTTATATGATGGAAGCTCACTGTTATTGACCGTCGTGTACGGATAGCCTAACAAATCGTTACTCATTATGTGTACCTGCAAAGCCACATTCTTTAGCTGTCTTGCTGCTGTGACAACTGTGACACAGTGGCATTAAATTACTTTCATTCCAGAAATCATTTCCAGCGGCACACCAAGTCTTGGCATTTATATGATGGTCAATATCCGTTGCGAGTGCATTAGCACACTCTGTGCATACTGGTGTTGCTGCTAACAGTCTCAGACGCATCACACGCCAGCGAGCTGTTTTATATAACGCAGCAAACGGGTCATTCTTGCGACGTTCCCGCATTACATCTTTCTGGCTTGCTTGTGCAAGCAGCTTGTGTGTCTGGCAATCGACTGCACTACACTTGGCACACATCCGGGGGGCTCTATTGGGCATTAGTCTCCTTGTAAATCTTGTACATATCGACTGCCCGCACAGAATGTGCAGTAATGCAATCACTTGGTAATGGTGATGTCATAAAATGACTGGCGCACCCTGATTTGTAACCAGTGTGGCTGTGCTGAAGTATTGACGGTTGATTACGCAGAACATTTCCCAGCCAGAGGTCATCGGCATAATGGTCAATCGTTGAATTGACAACCATTTGCAATGCTTTACGACTGAGCCAAAACCCCGGGCCGCCCACTATGAAACATCGGCATTGGGATTTGTCACCACGATGCGGACAGTTTGTCCAGCCCAGTTGGTCATAGCATTCAAAGCCGCTGCGCATCAAGCGGTCAAAATAGACCCATGTATCATCATCACTTTTGAATAAAAAATCATACCCATTGTCTAGCGCATATTTGCATGTGGCTTGGAGTTTGTAAGACAGACTTTTATAATCGTCACCCACATCTAAATACACTTCATCGGGCTTGGGTGTCTTAGACGCTGGGCGTCCAAAAAACACTTTGTAATCGACATAAGATGAAAATGGCTTGATGTCTTTCAGCCATGTGTCACGGAGTGCCTTCAAGCGTCCTTTCGTGTCCCGCTTGCCAGCTCTTAGATTGTTTTCAAATTCTGCATACTCATATTTGTGGCAAGCGGGAATTGCAACCAACACTTTTGGCATGGTTGGAATTGGCACAATAGCCATTGAGCGGTTGTAGCCAATATGTTTTATGTACGGTTTTGCTCCGGGGAGCACAGCGATTGTGTAACCACGGTCAAGATACAATTTACTTAATTTCTGCTCATGCTGGAGCCCGCTTAGGTTGTAGCCCACTTGTTTGCCATATGACCCAATTTGCTTCCAGTCGCTCAGACGCCTCAGCCCGGGGTTGAAGCTCAGTCCACCCCAAAAATCATGCCAGCAGGGTTGCTGGATTTTAAAATCTGGATATTGTGGGTCATCCACACTGGGGTGACCATTGGTATCCCAGAGCCCACCAACGCTGATAATCTTCGGGTGCTGTTTCAGAATGTCTAGTGATGGTTTTAGAAATCCACCTTGGGTAAACTCCCAGTCATCTTCACAATGGAAAATGTACGGGGTGTGGACAAAACTGTATGCACGGTCAATGGACATCAATTGACCCACACGTCTGCCATTGCTGAGCCAGTGAATTTTGCCAAGGTTGGTGATGCTGTCTAGGAAATCGGGTTCGGGTGCTGGGGAATCTTCAATGATGATGGTCTGGGCAATTGGCAAATCAACATATCGGCTGATTGACTCAAGGGTCTTTTGCAATAAATCATGCCTGTTACAACTTGTGACCACCAGCGTTATACCGTCACTATGTGTGACCCACTCACCGCTGGAGAAGCAGGGCGTGCCGAAAGTTACGGGGGGTACTTGGGTGCCACCGGGGGCATTACTATCGCTGTACGGGCTTCCTAATGCATTTAAAAGCTGGTTGTAGCATGATAAGTAAGCGATGTGGTTGATATTGAAAATGTCCGCCATGAGTTGGGGCGTGACTTTGTGGGCACTGATAATGTCATTTGACGGCATGGGCACGCCATGGCGGTAATCGGTTTTGATGCGGTCACAATGACTTAACTGAATGCCAGAACAATGCAGTGCTTTGCCAACAGCACCGTCTTCAATGCCAGTGGTGAATAACTGGGGCTGGGAAATCACGGCACGCATGGCTTTGAGTGAAAGTGAGTATGCCCCGCCCTGCGGGTAAGCTATGCCAGAATTCCAGCTTGGTCCAACTCTAAGTGACCCAACACAATCAGCCTTGGTTAACTCAGCCAGATACTCTGGCATCGGGCTTAAGAAAGTATCATCGTCACATTTAATCAAGCGTTCGTATCGGTGTGCTAACGCCCACTTGACCAGCTCCTGCGTCTTCTTTGGTAATCCTTCATAACTATCACCACACGGAAGGTGGATTATGTCACCCACGAGGTCATCTGCTGGGCATGGCTCTTGACCAGTGAAGAATCTCACATCTACACCGGCGGGGTTGAGTTTGGTGACCCAGCTTGCCCAAGAATCTCTGCACGCATTGCGCCTGTCCAAATAGCGCGGGCAACTTGTGATTGCTATCAGGATTTTGTGCATGGGAACCTTTCCACCAGTCGGTGACGTGCTGCCAACAGTGTGTCCAGCAAATCATCTAGCAGGGCTTTGAGTGCCAAGCACTCTTGACATTCGGGGATGAAGCGGGCTTTTGTGGCGTCAGGCATTATTTGGTCACCAGTCCAGCCTTATTAGGAACAAAATGGGCAGTGATTTGACCACTGGCTCCGGGTTGTGGCTTACGGAATATAGGGCGGTGACTCACGGTGACCACTTCTGTGCAGGTTGAGCATTGCTCTTTGTGTTTGGGGTTTAGGCTGAGCGGAGCGTCATACTCATTGACGTGACCAACACTGCATTTGAATCCTACGATGTGGACAGGTGCCATAATTATTTTCCTTTTCCATTTTTTCGGGCTGCAGCTTGTTTGGCTGGGCTGGTGGAACGGCCACCAAGTGCACCCGCACAAGCGGGGCATCGTAATTGAGTCTGGGGATGAATCGGGCAGTGGGGGGTCATTTATCCTTTCGCCAAACTGCTTGGCTATATATGAATACTGGGTATTTGGGAAATGTTTGATTATCAAACTCACGCCATGAGCATTA